CCAACTGCGCTAGCTGCTAGGCCGCCTATGGCACCAGCAGCCAGGCCCATGGCAGCGCCCTTGGCGCCAGCTTTGGCAGCCGACTTCCAATCCTGTCCTGCCATCTTGGCCCTGGCTATGCTGGCTAGACCGCCAGCTACTGCGCCTGCCGCCTGGGGACTGGCTGTGGTCATCAACACTGCTGCACCTGCAGCGCCTGATATCGCTGTCAAAGCCAGGCTTTGTAATGCTGGATTTTTCACCGCAGTCTGCGCTAGCTTTATCAATTCTTGCTTGGCTGCTGCATCTTTCACTGCTGATAATGCAGTCTTGATCTTGTTAGCAAATCCCTTGACAGGCGTGCTCTGCTTGGCATCTGGTATCTTGTCATAGAACTGATGCTGCAGTTTCTCAGGCACGATGTCACCTAAGCTCGTAGCCTTAGGCTGTTCAGCAGGTTTCATTGCATTGAAATCTGCCATTATCTTATCATAGGTAGTGGGATCGATCGCAGTTGCTTCCAATAAGCGATGTTCGTTTATATTCTTGTTTAACCAAGCGCTGTATGGTTTGACAAAATTGTCTCGCATCTCAGTGAGCTGACGCAATGTCCTAGCATCGGTGTCATACGCTAGAGATTCAAATAGTTCGTCTCTGAATTCATGTGCTTTCATGCTACACCTGCTAGCTGTCTCAGTGCCTGTTGCGCCATGGCAATGCGGTTGTTGGAACTCTGAAGGTTTGCAGCAGGAGCTGGTGCTGTCGCGGCTGCTGCGTTTGGCGCTGTTCCACCCGCTGTTGCGGCTGCGCCTGGTGCTGCTGCGCCTGGTGCTGCGCCGGTGTTTGCTTGGCCAGCCTGTTGACTAGGTTGTTGAGGCTGCTGAGCTGATTGATCTGCCTTGTCTCCGAGCTTCTCTATCTCCATCTTGCGAACAGCAGCTACGCCTATCAATTTATCAATCAGCATGTCGGCGGTTGCACCGTCCTGGACACCCCAGATGCTCTGCATAGTAGAGTCATCATCTGCAAGTGTGGCAGCTGCAACATCAACTGGCTTAATACCAGTGCCCAGTTTGGTCTTCATGGATTTTAAGATTCGGTTTATCTCTGCATCAGGCAGCTTCATCTTGCGCATGTAGAGATACAGTGCCTTGGTAGGCAATTGGTTCATGGTTGCCTTGGTGATTGGCTTGCCATCTGCATCTTGATATCTGCCAGCTAGCTTTGATATCTCAAGAATGAATCCATTGACATATCGCTGCATCTCTTTGGCACCGCCAGCTAGTTCAGTGTCTTTGGTTGGCATCAAACCGGTCAACCATTTCTGTAGAGGCTGCCAAAATTCTTCTAGATTGTCTTTTGAATATTCCTGTGCTCTCATGGCTGGTTCACCTTCAGCTCTTTTATCTTGCGTATGAACTTGCGTTGATCCTCGCTCATTATGCTGCGGTGCAATCTCTTGATGAGGTCCTGCGCATCTTCTTCTGAATAATTCTCTCGGATCAGCTGCACAAGATTGATAGCACTGGCAATCACATGGCTTGCTCGGCTCTCAATCACCGTGTGTTTGCTCTTTGCGGGGACGAACTTATCCAATTCGTCAATGAAGCTGTTGATCTTGTCAGCCATGGTGATCCTCATACTAGGTTGATTATTTAGTTACTGCCTGCTTCCCGATAAATACCTTTTGTAAACCATCCGGAGCTAACCATGAACATCACACTGCAATCAGATGCTATGCGCGAATTGATGCGCCGCCTTGCTGAGGCAGATGCTGGTATACTGGGCAGCGATGATGCAGCCGCCCCTGCTGATCCAGAAGCTCCAGCTGAAGAACCCGCAGAACCAGCCCCTGCTCCTGAAGCCGGAACAGAGGATCAGCCTCAAGATGATGCAGACATTGAAAAGGTCATGACCGAACCTCGTGATACTGCACCTGAGAAATTCAGCTTGAATTCTCTGGCCGATGACCTAGGTCTACAAAATGCACAACTGTTCAAGACAGCTTTTAATCAACTGCGCAGTGGCACAGAACCCACTGATCCAGATCAATTAAAAGAACTGGCAGCTGCCTTTACCAAGCTGATGAGCACTGATACCAGCAATGCGCAGAAGGTAGTTAATCGCCTGCGTAAGATCTATAAGAAGCCTATCACTAACGCCTGATCAAGCTTGTTAAGCTGCTGAGCTGACCCAAGCTCTTGCTAATATCCACTCCGGGTCTAGCTGCTGCAGGCGTGTCACTCATGCCCTTGGGCGGTGGATTTAGATTCTTCCTGCGCAGGTCATTGAACACATCCGCACCGGCACCGCCGCCCTGCAGCATGTTCTGCTGTTCCTCATCTAGATCAAATATCTTCAGCGTGTTCTGATCAAAGCCAAGATATACCTTGCTGCCGACACCACTGGAGCTACGTGTCTTCAAGAACTGGATCTGATACTGCCCGCGCTCTTTCATGGCTGCGCTGGCAAAGATGGATATCACGTTATCAGCTGTCTGGATCTTACTGATACCACCTGAGATCATGCTGTGATCATGTTCCTGTTCCTGAGTAGCACTGCGATTCAGCTGCGAGGCTGTCACGCACACCATGTTACGCTCAACTGCCAATCCGCGCAGCTCTTCGGTGACGAACTTGTCCTTGATGAACAGATCGCTGGGATTGATCTTCTTGTTGTTGGGATACAGTAGATCCAAGTAATCCACCACTATCACGTCACAGCGCTTCTGCGTTTCAATCTCATAGTTCTTGAGATAGGCTTTGATGTCATTAACAGTGCTACCTTGTGGTAGCTGACGCACATGCAGCAGTCCGCTCTTGCGCTGTGCTGCCTTGACCTTGAGTTCTACCGTGTCTAGATTGCGGAAGATTTCCTTGCTGCTGACTTCAGTTAGCATGCTATCCATGCGCATGGATGTGAGTTCTTCGCTAAGTTCCAGCGTGATGTACACCACGTTCATGCCTTGCTTGACCATGTTCAAGCTCATGTTCTGCAAGAACAAGCTCTTGCCTACACCAGATCCAGCGCACCATATGGTGATCTCGCCCCTGTTGATTCCGCCATACAGCTTATCATCCACGCTCTTCCAACCAGTGGTACACTGGCCATTCTTGTCCTTGATCTTCAGTAACCTAGCTCGCGGATCTTCGAAGTAGTTGGTACCGAGATCGCTCTGCAAGCTGACCAATATGGCTTCTCTGACCAGCTTCTCTACCTCGCCATAGTTACCCTTGTCAATCAGCTCGGCACTGCTCAGCACCGCATCTGCCAGCGCACGATTCTTGCAAAATCCCTCAATCTCATCCAAGAACGCATCCTGATGCCCTGGGCTAATGTCCCCGATGTGTGCAAAGTCCAACCCAGTCTCAGCGTTGACTTGTTCTATCTTGGGCAGCACGCGATATTCTTCTGCGTGCTTGACCATGTACCGCACAGCTGGTCGCAGCTTGGCTACAAAATACTTGGGATTGACGATGTTGACGCAGCGTGTGAAGATATCTTCGCTGCTCAACAGCACGTTGATCAGCAGCTTCTGCTTGTCTTCGTTATAGTCAGTGACCGTTTCTTTCTCTTCGTTGCCAAACCTATCTGCCATCCATCATCCCTCTCATCTAAACATCTGTCTCTTGGTACCAATCTGCAGTGCGCTGCTAGTCCTGCTGTCTATTATTGTACGCAGAGTGAACAGTTTTCCATAACGGCAACTGGCGTCTGCTGCGTCTTTGACATCATCTTCCCAGTCAGGGAAGCTAACGCTCCATCTCTGCTCAAGGGCTATATCTATCAAACCTTGGTTATTCCGTTGCCTATCTGGTAGCAATATGATCTCTCGATCAGTGCTGTTTAGCCAGCTCAGCTGTTGCCTGCTTAATCTGCTGCCAAGTGCTGCTACACCGTCAACAGCTATAGCGTCAAATGGACCTTCTACTAATATGATATATTTACGATCACCTTTGGTTATGGCATCGCAGTTGAATAGATATCCAGTCTGTAGGTCGCTGTTGTAATACCTAGGTGTGTCCTTTGGCGGTGTGCCTGCGTAACGTGCAGTCCAACCAACTATCTTGTCACGGTAGTAGAATGGTATGATGATCCTCTGATCTAGATTCCATTTGGTGCTAGAGCTCCAGTGATAGTCCCAGCTCTCTGCGACAGCATCGCCTCTGCTGTCTAGATATTCCATCACTGTGACGAATTGCGAGTTTATCTCTTCATCTTCCATGATAGCTTCTATTGGTCGTGCGCCTTCGGGGAGAGATACTTCTTTGAAGTCGTGCACAAAATGCAATTCATTATGATCATTGACAGCTGTCACACCATTCAGCTTGTTCTGCAGCACTTCGAGCTTGACCTTGCGTATGTCTTCGCCAGGCATGCCCATCCAGTCCATGAGGTTCTCAAAATTACGGCTGATGTTAACGTTGTCAAACACGGTCTTGAAACCACAGTTGTAGCAGTTATAGGCTATGTGTCCGTCTGGTAATATCAGCATGTTACCACGCATGCGCGTGTCGTGCTTATGTCCGCGATGGCTGCAGCAAGGTGCGTTGAACATCAACCAGCCGCGCGGACTGGTCTTGCGCTTCTGTGGTAAGTTTTCAGCAATAAGTTGATGCATCAGAGCCATGCTC